TTTTTTAGAAATATATTTAGGATATATTCTATATAATTTTTTATATAACTATATGTATATAGTTGTATATGAATAATTCTAATATACCATTGAATAACGCTGCACAATGTAATAGTTTTTTAAGAAGCATAATTGGGCTTCCAGGTGGAACCCCAGGTCATGCCGGCAACCCTACGCCCGTAACCGCTTTACCAGCTCCGCCTACACAAGCCCAACAGCAGAAAGATAGATTTAATAGAAACTTTAATTTCTGCAGACCTGTCATCTATGGCGTATTAGATGCAGTTACTCAAATGGGTGAAAATAATGTCCCTATGCAGAATCTTATTAACACTATATTAACACCTACTGATCCTGGTATTTACACTGAATTTAATAGATTTTATGACGTTATATTTAGACCGTATACAAACTGTAGATTACGTGCTACACATAATGGAAATTTGTATGCTCAAATCTTGGAAAGAGTTATTGGCCGTCTTCTTGTAAGAGTTAATAACGTAAATCCTCCTCAATATAAGTGTGGCCCAAAAGTAGTAGTAGGAGGAGGAGAAGCTGTAAATTCATTTACAATGTATAAATATCATAGTCTGCGCACTAATGATCTTGATACAAAAATAACACATCGCCCTTATTATGGAGAAGACGGACCAGGCAATGCTGTTGGTAATCTGAGAATATGGGATCACAGTAGTCGCGTGACTTATACTGATTTGATGGCTACAGGAATAAATTTTACTGATCTTCCTGCAGATAATATGACTCCTCTAACAACTACGCAACGTTTATTTACGTTCACGTGTTTCGTTTATTTTTTATTAGAAAAAACGCTAAATAAATTTTATATACACCAAAATGCAGGAACTGCTAACCTTCGTGGATTAGCTGCCGAATACAGATTAGGTTATAATGCTAGATTAATTGACATTAATAACAACAGGTTTGGTGTTCAAAGTTATATTAGTGACTGTCCCGCTAATCAACAACAACTAGATTTAGATTGGAATAGAGTATTTGACGGAACTATACAAGTAAGTCAAGTTTGTTGCAGAAGTAGTATGAATTCAGTTATGAGAATTAGAATGGAAGCAAATGGCGAAGCACGAGATGCAATCTTTGAATCAACTGTTGTTTCTTATCACTGGTGTCACGCAGCAGGAGGTGATTTGGGATGTTATCAATTTTTAAATCCAGTTTTAAACCAATGTGCGGCCCACGCTTGGAATACGGGGCATCCTGCAAATAAACGTTGGGTAAATAATGAAGCAAGTCATGCTGCGAATAATATGTATACAACCTTAACATTTAATCCAATGTTAAGACGACCTGGACCAATAGGCGATACGCCACCAACGTTGTTTGATCCGGCTGTAGTTTTTACCATGGATCCAAATCAAATGCATCCTAATTGGGTAAATTTTTTATCTACTGAAAAAAAAATTAACATGCCTACGCTAGCATGGTTAATATGTGATCAATTTAGAATGATTATGTATTCTCAATATCTTACAGTGAAAAACCCTGCCGTTCCAAATAAAATGCTTAGATATAAACAAAAAATAAGTTATTTATTTGGAACATTAGGTTTAACATATATAAACGAAAGCATATTATTTATTTGTCAAGGATTTCGTATTCAAGAAAATCATGATCATCCATCTATTGGTGCTTATTTAGGCGGAAAGCCAACAGAGACAAAAAAAATTGAATCACAAGAAAGGTTTATTGTAGATGATAGTGAAGAAGAAGAAGAACCGAGAGACATGAACGCTAACTCGTCCTTTAACTATTTAGAAGAGAATGATCCTATAATTGAGTCTGATGATGTTGCTGATAGTATCGAAGGAGAACCAGACAGATTTGATACATTAACTTCATTAGAAAGAAAGGACGCATTAGAATTCAGTAAGGTTTTGCTAAAAAAGGCACAATCATTAGGCAATGAAAAAATGGAAGAATATCTATCCTCGTTTAAAGCAAAAAACGACATTGAATTTTATGGTTATTTGAATTATCTTTCCTTCGGAAACCCTGATCTTAAAGATTATAGAATAGGACTCGTTTCCTTAGATTCGAACCCAACAAAAACGTATTCTCTAAAGAGAATGAAAAAAACTCCTTCGGCCGAAACTAGGCGAAAAAAATAAGAAATAAAATATGTTAACAATTTGTTTACCGCAAAAAAAGAAGGATGTTTATTCCTCCTCTTTTTTTGCAAGCACATAATCAATTTACATCAATAACCTTATAGATCTCTCTTTTTCTCGTTTGCACATCGTTAATATAGGATTCGATCACATCTCCACCTTCTCCTTCTCCTTTTTCTCCTTCTTTCTCCTCCTTCTTTTCGCAGTAGGAGTCCATTCTAAATCGAAACACAAACACCTCCTTCTCTTGACCGATACGGTGGCAACGCGCAACAGCTTGGTCTTCTACTGCTGGGTTCCAATGTGGGCTCACGAAGTAGACCTCGTTAAACCCATGCTGTAGATTGAGTCCTTCACAGCCGGTTTGGATTTGCAGGATGAGAACCTCGCATTCATTGTCCTTTTGTAAAATTTGTAATTTGTCTTTTTTGGATGTGGTCCCGTCATAAACGGCCACTTTTATACGATCGCCGGCACAAGTGCTGCGTCCAGTTAGTCGCTCCACTAACACCTCGATCTCTTCTCGAAAATGACAGAACACGAGTTTGCCATTGCCATTTCCTTGTCTCTCCAATAAGGTTTGAACAACCACGTCCATCTTGGAACTGCATTCGTCCAAATAATCATAGTCAGAGCTTAAGTCTAGTTTTTGGAGGATAGGTGGGTAAATGCACATTTGTCTCGACCTCAACATCTGCTGAATCTTGATTCCGCCACCAAACACTGCGCCCAAATGGACCAGACTCGCTAATCTCTTCTCCTTCTTGGAGATCCAAGGAACCGTGACATTTTGCATGGTTACTGGAGGAAGGATGATTCCTACGTCTTTCTTTGTTCGCCTCAACAGATAGGTGGCAACGATCTCCTGTAAACTTAGTGACGCTGGGACGTGTAGAGCCGAGCAGAGATTCATAAAATCCTTGGCCGAGTTTTGTATGGGGGTTCCAGTGATAAACCATCGCCTCGTCGCCTTCAGTAGTCGTGCTCCATTCAAATTGCACCCACTATTGCGCAAGTGGTGTGCCTCGTCGAAGATGACGCGATCCCACACAGTGTTGTGAAGCCGATCGAGCTGTCCCTTCTTGGATTCTGCGATCGCGGCATAGGTTGCAATGACAATGGGGTAATAGGTTGATGGGTTGGCTCGCAGCTCTTTTTTGTTGCTACCATGATAGACAAAGGCTCGGTGTCCTGTTGTCCTGTAAATCTCGGATTCCCATTGACTGATTAGAGGAGGCGGAACAATGATCAGGGTTCTCGGAACAAAGTTCAGGATGAGGAGAGAGATCATCATGATGGTCTTTCCCAAACCCATTTCGTCGGCCACTATGCCACCTAAGCACTCGGCTCCTTGCTCTCTCTCGATACACCAAGACACACCTTCCACCTGGTATCCCTTGACATCGATACCGGCCCTGTTAGCGAACTCTTCATAGGACTTGCTCATCTTGTAACGGGTTACTGGGTCAGTGTTATCAGGTTGTTGGGTCAGGGTCAGGGTTATCAAATTGTCGGTGTCAGGGTTATCAGGTTGTTGGATCAGAGTTTCTTCTTCTTTATGCCGATAGGGCATTTTCGAGAAAAAGCTTTCAATTTTTTGATCACTCGAAACTTAGGTAAACAAAGTAGATGCAGAGTAGCGTAAAAACTCCGATCACGACGTGTTGTTTCACTTTAATCTGTTCATTAAGGATGACAGGTTTCGCCTTATACTCGTCTCTGTAGGCAGCCAGTGCATCAACGAGAGACATTTCTGGCTTATACAGTATGACGTTGATCTTGTTATGAATGAAGTTCACCCATCGGACGAAGGAATCGCGAGTGCCTAAATAAGGCGACACAGGATATTTATCCAAGCATTCACTAAAACGATTTCCCATTTCATCATCGGGTATAAACAACGGGAAATTTTGTATCAAATCATAATACTTTCGCTTCGTCACTTGGTTAGGATGAGTAGGATACGATTCTGCAATCGTCTGTAGAAAGAACCAATAATGAGGCCCCCATACTGCTGGATCAAAACCCATACTTATTTAAAGATATACTTATATAAAAGGAATGGATGTTATACATACAAGATTACCGAATGAGTTATTGTAATAATTGCGGAAAAAATGGTCATACCTATCATCAATGTAAAATACCCATTACGAGTTTGGGAATAGTGGCGGTTCGTGAGAACACTGTTACAAACCAGCTTGAATATCTTATGATACGTAGAAAAGATACGTTAGGGTTCATCGATTTTATGCGAGGTAAATATTCCGTCTATAACAAAGGATATATTATGAATATGATTAAACAAATGACAATGGAAGAGAAAGAGAAATTAAAATCATTAGAGTTTTATCAACTATGGGAGAGTATTTGGGGAACAGAGTCGATATCTGGTAAATATAAATCCGAAGAAGCCGTTTCGCGAGATAAAATCATTCTTTTACAAAAAGGGGTATTGGTCCAAAATGATTTTTATACTCTATCCATGTTAATCGATGAGAGTAATAAGGAAGAGGCTTGTCAATGGAATGAACCAGAATGGGGATTCCCAAAAGGAAGACGAAACTTCCAAGAGAAGGATTATGATTGTGCATTAAGAGAATTTACTGAAGAAACTGGATGTAAAACTTCATCTATTTATAATATCAATAATATTTTGCCATTTGAAGAAATCTTTACTGGATCAAATTATAAATCATATAAACACAAATATTTTGTAGGGATGATGAATTATTCTGATAGTGACTTATATGATACATATGAACGCACTGAAGTAAGTAAGATGGCGTGGAAAACATATGAACAATGTATGGAATGTATAAGATCATATAATATAGAAAAAAAGAACGTTGTTACTGCTATTCATACTACTCTTTCTAAATATGGATTGTTTAGAATATAATTATATAACTATAGTTTAATATGGGACCGAAAAAAAAGAAATTAGTGTTACAAAAAGATGAAGGAGAGAAAAGACCATACTGCCCAAAAGGAGAGCGATGGGACATAACCGAACAGAAATGTATATCATTAGAGCTTTGGAAACAAAAAAGAGAGAATAAAAAAAAGAAGAATTTTGTCATTAAAGGGCCAGTTCAGGTGATTCAAGGTGTTACTGTTGAACCGGTTCTCGGTGTAGTGATAAAAGATAAACCGAAGAAAAAATTAATATTGAAGGAGGTAGTAGAATTAGGAGAAAAAGAATTAGACGATGACGATGATGATGAATTAGGTAACGAAATAGTATTGGACGACGATGATCGTAGTGAATTAGCATCAGATCATGATACAGATTATGATGAAGAGGAATTAGATACGATCAATACAGATTATGATGAAGAGGAACTAGAATTACTGAGATTGTTTAATACAAATAAGAAACAATTTTATATTGAAAAGGAACGCATTGAAAGTAGAGATCAAATAGAAAGAAATAATATATTATATCCGCAAGTTGGCGACCCTCTTTTTAATCAAAAAATAGCGACCAAGAAGGAGTTTTATGACACTAAATATGATGGTAATATTTATGACATTAAACAAAAAGCGAATCAATTATGCAATTCTTCATTCGAGCTAATGCCTCATCAATTGTTTGTTAAAAATTTCATGTCAGTCCAGACGCCTTATAATAGTCTTCTTTTATATCATAATTTAGGAACAGGAAAGACATGTAGCGCTATTGGTGTTGCAGAAGAGATGAGGCAATATATGAAAAGTGTAGGATATACACAAAAAATATTAGTGGTTGCCTCACCTAATGTGCAAGATAATTTTAGGTCTCAGTTGTTTGATAAGAGTAAATTAGTCAAGATCAATGGAAAATGGAATCTGGACACCTGTATTGGTAATTCTCTCATCAAAGAAATTAATCCATCTAGTCTGATCAATCTTGAACGAAAAAAATTAATAGCGCAAATGAAGCAAATTATCAATACGTATTATGAGTTTATGGGTTATACGAAACTGGCATTATATATTGATAAGAAGATCCATATCGCTGATAAACCAGGTCAAACGCCGGAAGAAAAAGAGAGGTTAGAAGTGCAACGAATAAAAGCTATCTTTAGCAATCGTCTCATCATCATTGATGAAGTTCATAATATACGTATTACGTCAGGGAACGACAAACAGGCGGAAAAAACAGCAAGTCTTCTCATGAATATTGCCAAGTGGGCCGACAACATTCGACTCCTGGTTCTCTCTGCGACGCCTGCATTCAACTCTTATAAAGAAATCATTTGGTTAACGAATCTTTTAAATGCTGTCGATAAGAGGGCCATGATAGAAGAAAGAGAGGTATTTAAGTCTGATGGACAATTTCAACCTGCTACCGAAGACAGGTTAGCACTATCGTCTAGTAGCAGCAGCAGCGGTGGAGAAGCGTTATTGCGTAAAAAATTAACCGGCTACGTATCCTACGTTCGAGGCGAGAACCCGTATACATTTCCTTATCGCATTTACCCCGCTATATTCTCACCTGAAAATGCACTGCAAGATGGAGAAGAGTATCCACAAGTTCAGATGAATCAACAAGTGATCGATCAAGGTATTCAATATATTCCAGTCTATGTTTCGAGAACCATTGATCCATATCAACAAGGGATTTACAATGCGATTACTGCGGCGTTTAGCCAAGAAGGGAGCGCTTCTCCTTCCTTTGAAAATATGGAAAAGAAGGGTGGAGGAGCCTTTCTATTGAGAACCCCATTACAAGCGCTAAATATGGTATATCCAGATGATAAAGAAGATGCTGAGTTTGATACCTTCGTAGGAAAAAAAGGATTGCAGCGTTGCTTCAACATAGAGACGAAAAAAGTTGGCTCCGAATCACAAAATGATACAGTTACTTATGAATATAAACTGGATATAGTGGCCAAATTTGGTCGAATATTTAGCAGAGAACACATTGGTAAATATAGTCATAAGATAGCCACCATTTGCAATTGTATTAGAAAATCTAAAGGCATCATTTTGGTCTATTCAGAATATATTGATGGTGGAATCATACCACTCGCCCTTGCGCTAGAAGAGATGGGTATGAAGCGATATGGTTCTGCAAATTATACAAAATCCCTCTTTAAAAATAAACCAGTGGTTCTCCAAGAAGAACAAGAAGCTGGTGCTTCTGTTATAAATCAAAATTACGTCATGATTACTGGAAACGCGTCCTATTCTCCCGATAATCTCGCAGATGTGAAATATATTACTAGTAGAGAAAATAGGAATGGTGATTTGGTAAAGGTGGTTCTCATATCTAGAGCTGCAGCTGAGGGTCTTGATTTCAAAAATATTCGCCAGGTTCACATATTAGAACCTTGGTATAACATGAATCGTATTGAGCAGATTATAGGACGTGGTGTGCGAAATTTGAGTCATTGTAGTCTACCATTTGAAGACAGAAATGTGGAAATTTACTTGCACGCTACTCGGTTGCGCGCGCGCAATGGAGATATGGGAGGACAAGAAGAAGAAGCAGCTGATTTATATATGTATCGATATGCAGAAAAAAAGGCAATACAAATAGGTAAGGTTACACGTCTTCTCAAAGAGATTGCGGTTGATTGCGTGTTAAATATTGCACAAACAGAACTCACAGTAGAGAAATTATTGGCCAATGCAGCTAATCAAGAGATTGAAATTCATTTATCTAGTAAACCTACTATTCTTACACCTTTCCAAGTAGGCGATAAACCGTTTACGCATCATTGTGACTATATGGAGCAATGTAATTTTGTGTGTTCACCGTTAAGCGAAAGAGAAGAGAGAGAGGGTGCCCCAAATATAGATACGTATAACGTAAATTACATCAAAATGAATTTTTCCGCAGTTCAGAAAGGGATTCGTGATCTCTTTCGAGAACGTTCACAATACGACCGTAGTCAATTATTTCATGCTATGAATAGGTATCCTATTCAACAAATTCTATACACGTTATCCTATATGATTTCAACAGATAGTGAAACTATCAAGGATAAATTTGGTCGCGTAGGTAGAATCGTCAACAAAGGGAAATATTACGTTTTCTCTCCTTTGGAACTTACAGATCCACAGGCTTCGCTCTTTGATAGAACCATACCTATAGATTATAAACGGGATCGTCTTCTTCTACAATACCCGAACGTAAAGGTAGGTAAAATGGAGGACAGCCCTTCCGATAAATCCGTTGTCAAAGAACCGGAAAAAGATCAAGTAACATATGAATCCTTACTGCTAGATATAGGTCAGCGTTTCGAAGATTCTATCACATTAGCACAAATAGGAACGAAAGATACCGATTGGTTTAGAAATATGGGGCGTGTTTTTGTTCATTTGAAAACGAAGCATGGCTTGACTGATGAGGTTCTACATGAATATATAGTGCACCATTACTTGGACATATTGCCTATTGAACATCGTCTACTCTTTTTAGAGCGTCTCTTTTATCATGATAACAACCCAAAAGGAGAAGGAGAACTATTATATATTGAACAGTTTATAAAACAATATTTTGAACAAAGAATCATGACAAAGGGAAAAGGAAAGGGAAATAAGGCTATTATTTTAGCAGATAAAGACGAATATAAAGTATATATAAAGGACGAAATTGAACATACGTGGACATTGGGTAGAACGGAGAACCTACAAGAATTTGGAGAAGAAATAAAGAAACAGTTTGTTATACCGATAACACATATGCATGATATGCTTGGATTCATAGGTTATAATTTGGACGATGGGATGACGTTTATCATGAAAGATTTTACAAAAACCAGAAATAATTCTGGAGGAAGATGTTCTGTCTTGATTAAAAGTGAGATTCTAAAGCGTTTAAACAATATTTTAGGAGGAGAAGTGTATAAAGATACGGACAAAGAAACAAAGGAAATATTAAAACCGGGTATCTGTGTTATCTTGGAGATTATAATGCGTGAAAAAAATAAGACCGCTGATACTGGTGAAACCTATTTTTTAAACGCAGAACAGGCGCTTATCAATAAGATCAAGAGTAAGAACAAGTATTCTAAATAAAAATATAAATTATATATATAATGAAACGTTTTACGGAAGATTTATCAGAAGAAGAGAAAGAAGAGAAAGAAGAGGAAGAAATGCGTAATCCTGATTCTCGTAGAAATCGTTCTATTAGAGATGCGGAGCGTAGAATGATGCCTATAAAAGAACCTTATCCTAATAGTTTAGTTCACAATACTATAGTTGGAAGAACATCGCCAATTAGGTTGGCACAAACTGCTTCTCCAGCAGTTCCTGTGATAGTTCATAATACTACAAGAACATCACCAATTCGTATTGTCGCTGCAGGAGGTCATGATACTACAAGAACATCACCAATTCGTATTGTCGCTGCAGGAGGTCATGATACTACAAGTAGAGTAACACAACCGATTATGTCACATACTTCTTTAGCAATGTCAGAAACAGAACATCAACAGAGGCGACTAGAAAGTGATATTCTTCGAATTCGAAATGCTCATCTCAGCTCTCAAACAGTAAATTCAAGGTTAGCTCAAGCCTACGCACAAACAGCTTACCTATTAAAAGATGGGGGGAGATTAGGTAACACAAGCGGAACAACACAAACATTTTCTTACGATAATGGTTTAACTGAACTTATTCTTGCGCGAGCAGTAGATCAACAAGTTGATCGTCAAAATCGCCTTCTTAGAACGATGAATATAACGGGTGAACCCTTCATAATGTCAGGAAATTATAATCGTGATAAAGAAGCGTTAAGCGAATTAATCAGTTCAAAACCAACGAGTTTTAATCACGAAAATGCGGTATATACTGCAAAAAGATTTGAACTTGCATTGAAATATGGAAAATTTCAAGACATTCACAGGTTAATAGATGATGAGATTCGAAAAAGAGAAATGACTCAGAGTCGTTTTAGACACAATACTACTAGTAACGCTTATAAAACTCATGCTTATTTTCTAGAGAGAGTCAAAGATTTAAAATATACTATCCTCCTTTTAGAAAAAATGCTACTTGAAATTCCCGAAATAGGTATAGACGTATCATCAATAATAATAGCTTATCGCAATGATGGTTATTCAGTTCTAACCGGAATAGAATATATAGATAGAGTGTTAAATGTAAGATTAGCTGATGAAACCGCAAGTTTCGCTGCTGCCGCTGCTTCTAGTAGTAGTAGTAGTGGCGGCGGTAGTCATACACGTCGTAAAGGTGGTGGTATTAAAAATAAAACAGAAAAATGTAATAACAAATCAAGTAGAAGAAAAAACACACAAAAATCTAAACAACGTATCATAAATACGAGAAAACGTAGCACTAAATAACCTGTTTTACAGCAATCCAAAATTCAGGCACTGCGTATAAAGCCACTGTATAGGTAGACCACGATTTATCTATAGATTCAGATGTTTTTCCTGTTGTTTCTTCTGACCGGAGGGATGTGCTTGTAAGTAACAGAAGATCTCCAGATTCTTTATGCCGTAAACAACTTTTTAGTAACTTGTCTTCTTTTTCAAACAAGACAAGGATTTCCCACAACTCAATAGAATGTAAATATTTTTTTGGTAGTATTTTTGCCTTTAGTGGATTACTATTTCTAATTGCATGTTCGTAAATGAGAGAGCCGCAACTAGCGACTCTGTTGATCCAATCGTTGTTTTCTGCTGATGACCCCGTAACTGGTAACTCGGCCATCTTAATTTCATCTATGTTCTCACTAAGAATATGCTGCAAATTGAAATGCTTTCCTGGATTGAATTTTCCAGCAGGTTGGAAATAGAGTTCATAGCCATTTCTATTAGGTGCTACGTTAAACTGTCCGCTCATTTTTTATCAGGTGTCATGTCTAAACATCTAATTTCAATTTTTTATAGTAGTTGAGTTCGGCATAAGGGGCACCCATTATTTTCCTTGAGAGAGGCAATACAGCAGGATGCGTGGAAAGAATGGCCACATCGCGTGATGATCATGTTTACCGCTTCGATCGCGTCGAAGCAGATGACGCATTCACCGATGTCAGAATCGGTGGGTAAGACAAAGAGGGGTTTGTGGATGATCTCGTGGCAATCGTAAACCTCTTCTTCCTCTTCGTCTTCCTCTTCGTCCTCATCGATATCGGTCCAAACGTCTTCATCGTCTTCTTCCTCATCCACATCTTCTTGTTCCTGTTCCTTGTTGGAGAAAAGGACACCGTAGTCTTCATCGATAAGGGTTATTAGTTCGATTTCCTTTCTCTTGATCATCTCCTGTAGAAGCTTCATCTCCTTCGATACAAAGGAGGGTGCGTTCACGTTCATTCCTTCAATAGATTGCATGTTGTTAGTCTCGTGTTTTGGTAATTTTACTATTACTGTATGAAATTATGAAAAAAGTTTTCAATTTTTCTGCACAGTAACACTAAAATTAGGTAACTCGTAATATGAAAACCCTTAATATGAAAAAATTGATTTTTATTATATTCTATATAAAACTATCTATTATACTATATATATGAGCCAATACAAACAAAAGCAAAGGGCAAAGGAAGATGACAAAAAAATTTACGAACCCTACATAAAATCGTTATTGACCATGAAGGTTCATTTATCCATGAACGATATTGGTCAAAACATCAAGCAGAATTTAGCGAAAACTATTTCGTATAAAACAGAAGGTAAATGTATTCCCGAAGGGTTCATTAAGCCTGGGTCTGTTGAGGTGATAAGTTATTCTAGCGGTCTTGTCAATAACGATAAAATAGAATTTATTACTGTCTTTGAATGTAAGGTGTGTCATCCGGTCGAAGGTATGTTGATCGAATGTAATACAAAAACGATTACTAAGGCAGGTATTCACGCAGAAGTTTCAGACGATTCTGAAAATACGCCGGTAACTGTATTCGTAGCAAGAGATCATCATTTTACGAATGCACAGTTCGCATCAGTGAAAGAAAACGAAACCATAGTTGTCAGGGTTGTAGGAGTAAGATTTGAGCTAAATGACCCTTATATTTGTGTCATTGGAACGTTACAATCTAAAAAATAAAGATGTTCTAAAAATATATATAAAATGATCATCCTATCCTTATTCATATGGTGGAAACAGATAACGTGGAATTTCTTGAAAAGATGAAACAGTCTATTGAATCAATGAATCAATATCATCAAATTGAAATTCTCAACATCCTGAATAAAAATATGTGCAAAATTAACGAAAACAAGAGTGGTGTTTATGTCAATCTATCTTTTTTATCAAAGGAAACAATTCATGATTTGTTACAGTATATTCATTATATTCGTGATCAAGAAGATAGCTTAGTAACCATGGAATATCAAAAGGCTGAATTCAAAAATTCCTTTTTTGTTGAAAAAGAAGATAAAGATAATTCGACAGTCTCTTATAAGTAATCATGTCTTCATTCTTATTTGAAACGTTTATCAAGGAACCTACAACATCATCCTTTATGGAAATGTTGCCATTGATACAACCATTTATGCTAACAGTAGAAAACAAGAGTTTATTTTCTACTGTAGAAATGGAGAAGAAAATTGTGTTAGAAAACAAGGTAGAAGCAGTAGTCGTAGTAGAAAACAAGGTGGAAGCAATAGTTGTAGAAAACAAGGTAGAAGCAGTAGTCGTAGTAGAAAACAAGGTGGAATCAGTAGTAGTAGTAGAAAACAAGTTAAAACCAATAATCAATACTATATTACCAAAAAATAGAAACGACTCCTTGTTCTGGTGTCTATATATCCTCCATTTTGGATACAATGATTACATCCAGGTATCCAGAAATTATGGCGTTCGTTCTTTAGAAGTAAAGAAACAAGTAGGAGATTGGTTAACAAAATTTCCTAACGCATTAAAATTGACGAACTACAAGGTTACGAAAGCATCTATACAAGAGATCATATCAGAATGTATTACTTGTCAAAAGGAAACGAGCATGTTGTCCCTGCTGGCTATCCTCGCTCATTTCAAAATGAATTTATTTATTATCGATGCCAAAGAACGATTTCTACTAGAGTTTATAGGTGGTTGTCATGACGGACCTACCTATTTGATACAAAAGGGGGGTCGATCTAACTACTCTATTGTAGGTGATCGTTTAACCGACAATGACAAAAAGTATTGGAAAGAAAAATGCCTTTGTTTGCATCATTATGAAAAGCCATTACAAACGATTTCACATTATAAGGTTGATGATTTACATTCTATCATTAACAAGCTCAATATTAAGTTAGAAGAAGGGAAAAAGTATAAGAAACAGGACCTATACCTCCTACTATGGAATGAATGTTTACAAAATTGAAAAATCTATATAAAATATATACAAGCTATATATTATATAGTATGAACCGGGAAACTAAAACACCTAAACGACTAAAAGAAGAATTTGAGACTCTTGTTGGTGCCTATTTAGCCAGTAATCCATATTTGCCAAAACAAGACAAAAAAGTCTCCGAATTGGAGATTCGTTTTGGAACGAATAAAAGCGCAGCGAGGTCTCTTTCAAAGATCGATTATGATAATGTAGCGAAACAGTTGTATGCATGTGGGTTCTCACCAGAAGGGGATGAAGAGGGATTGAAAATATTACGTGTTATCCCTGAATTCCGTGATGCAACTACTGGTAGAAAAAGGATATCTAATATTCGTGCCGAGATTGTAGGTGTGGATCAAATCCAACAATATTGTAAAACAAATAGTATTCAAACACTCATAGACAGTCCATCTGCATTATTCAATAAAATAAAGTTTACGCAAAAAACGAGTGTGAAAGATGAAAGAGGGAATATTATTCAAAAACTAGATATGGATGACTATGGGTTCCGTGTAGCATATCAGCTAGAACGAGACTATACAGTAACAGAACCTTTATCTTTAGATATTATTCGTAAATGGCCGGATTCTAAGAAAATATTCAGATATATGAACCGTGTTCGGTTTCGACATCCAGATTATCCTGTATTTGCTGATTTAAGTATCATAAAAACTTCCGAAACGTCAAACCGATATATGATTCCTCACAATACCATACAGGAAGCAAAGGTCTTCACAAACCCGGAATCATATGAGATTGAATTAGAAATCGACAATAAGCGTGTTGGTGCAGGTTCATCCTTTCCTACACTAAAGAGTTTGATGGAATCTATTCGAACTTGTATTCGAATTGTCCTTGCTGGTTTGCAGGAGTCAAAGTTCCCTATTCCTTATTCTGAACGCGATCTGGTCTTATCTTCCTATCTTCTCCTTTTGAAAGGAGAAGAAGAGGAGGAAGGTGAAAGTGAAAGTGAAAGTAAAGTAGAAAAAAGTAACACTGGTGAAGAGAGACGTAAACGAGTTCTACCTAGCGCCTTTATTGGTCCTGGGTCGTTTACTTTACAAATTGACAATATGGTTGCATTTGATGAAGATAGTCGCGTTCCTAATATCAGAAAGAATTATTGCGTCACTGATAAAGCAGATGGTGATCGTAAATTGTTATATATTTCTAGTCAAGGTAAAATTTATCTCATCGATACGAATATGAAAGTAACGTTTACTGGTTCAGTAACGCCATCTAAATCATTATATGATAGTTTACTAGATGGCGAGCATGTTAAATATGATAAGGATGGAAAATACATTAACTTATACATAGCGTTTGATGTGTATTATATTAAAAAGAGATCTATACGGGAGTATGAATTTATGAAATCCGACGATGAAGAGAAGGATGAAGAGGAAGAGAAGGAAGGAGAAGAAAAGGAAGAGAAAGTGTATCGCCAAGATTTGCTATCCGTTCTTATAAATCAACATATCAGACCTACTTCTATAATATCATCATCCAAGAAAGAAGAAGAAAACAGATCAGGATTTCGCATACAATGCAAAACATTCTACAAAGGAAGTGAAAAACAAAGTATATTTCAGGGTTGCTCGACAATATTAGGGCAAGTTAGAGATAACGTCTTCGAATATAATACAGACGGGCTCATCTTCACCCCGATCAATTTGCCAGTAGGTGGCTCTAATGAAAAGAAGGGTAAGGCCGGTCCTCTTTATAAAAGCACGTGGGATCAGTCATTCAAATGGAAGCCTCCGCAATATAATACCATTGATTTTCTAGTCTCTTTCAAACGTGATCCTAAGACCGGGAAACCAGAAATTCATCATGAATTTCAAGACGGAACGAATACATCAATCAAGCAATATAGGGTTCTCGTATTACGTTGTGGGTTTGATAGTAGAAAACATGGATTCCTCAATCCATTTCAAGATCTGTTGAATGGTAACATTCCTTCTCCAACTGATATTGATAATTCGAATGCTTACCGGCCTGTTCCGTTTTTACCAACCAATCCATCTGATGATACTGCCTGTTTTGCTAATGTATGGCTTACTGATGACGGCAAGCATATAATGACCGAAGAGGGTGAATCTTTCGATGAAAATATGATTGTAGAATTCCAGTATGATAAAGATAGTCCAAAGCAAGCTGGTTGGCGATGGACACCGCTGCGAGTTCGATATGATAAAACATCGGAATTGTTGGCAGGAGGTAAAAATTATGGCAATGCGTATCATGTTGCTAACAATAATTGGCAATCTATTCATGACCCTATTACGGAAGAGATGATATCAACCGGTCAAATGCTGGAACGCCAACAAACAGATATTACTGATAAATACTATAATCGTGGTTCAACAGAAAGCAACACAAAGTCTCTCCGTGATTTCCATAATCGCTATGTGAAACGAAGTCTTATTAATGCTGCTTCCTCATCAAGTAGAAATGGAACTCTAATTGATTATGCAGTAGGAAAGGCAGGAGACATGTCAAAATGGATTGAAGCAAAGTTAGGATTTGTATTTGGATTAGATATTTCAAAGGATAATATTCACAATCAAATAGACGGTGCATGTGCGCGTTATCTAGATAAGCGTAAGGAAACTAGCGCTATTCCCGATGCATTATTTGTAGTAGGAAATAGTTCTCATAATATTCGCGACGGAACCGCATTCTCTACAGAAAAGGATAAGCAGGTCATGAACGCTGTCTTTGGTCTAGGGTCTAAAGATAAAAACCAACTTGGCAAGGGCGTTTATGATCAATTCGGTAAGGGTGAATCCGGCTTTAATATTAGTTCATGCCAATTCGCTCTGCATTACTTCTTCGAGAACAAAACGACTCTTCATTCGTTCTTGAGAAACATCTCGGAATGCACTAAAACGGATGGCTATTTTATAGCGACATGTTATGATGGCAAAGAGGTGTTCAAATTGTTGAATGAGAAGAAGCGTGATGAAAGCGTCGCTATATTCAAAAACGAATCGAGAATTTACGAGATTACGAAACTATATGATGAAACTGGATTTCCCGACGACGAAGAGAGTATTGGATATCCTATCAATGTGTATCAGGAGAGTATTAATCTTACATTCAAAGAATATTTGGTCAATTTTACATATCTGACACAATTGATGGAGAATTACGGATTTCTATTAGTTACAAAGGATGAAGCTGCACGAATGAATTTGCCTAGCGGATCAGGATTGTTCTCAGAACTGTTTGCGCGAATGGAGAGTGATGTAAAGAGAGATCGTAGATTGAATTTTGATTTTGGCACGGCTTTAAATATGTCACCTGAAGAAAAACGCATTTCATTTATGAATAGGTATTGTATCTTTAAAAAACTGCGATCTGTAGATGCAGAAACAATTAGTAAAGCTGCAATCGCAACTACAGCTTCAGCTGATGCCGGTCATGCTACCGCATTATTAGACAAGAAAGGATCACCGGTGAGTCCAGGCAGTGGAATAAAACGTAAAAAAAAATTAGTAGCGTTTACACCAGTAAATGATAATCCTGTCCTTACAAAGAAGAAGTTGGTTATCGAACCTGCAGTAAAAGTGAATCAAGCTCTAAAAGATGCATTACGATTAGCAGAGGAAGAAGAAGAAGAAGAAGAAGATTAACAATATTTGCTATAAAAATTATATTGTTAATTATTTGCGCGGAACTCGTTTGCATCGATTCGTTTTCTTGTTTCTGCGAGATCCTTTTTTTACAACGCTTTCTCTTAGACTTGCCACCCCATAACCAACCAGTTGATTTTACTGGTTGATTAGCAATTGATTTATTATCACAAATGTATGGAGTCTTTTTGCCATCTTTTTCGATTACCGTTAGAGTTGTATTACCATTTTCAGTCGTTTCAACTATATTTGCTGTGCCGCCGTTAATAAATCTTGAATAATATATTCCATTGTCTTCGTGAATAATTTTTTCTATTTGTCCTAAAGTTCTCGTTACTCCAGTTTTGTCTACAATCGTAAATTCAAACCCCTTATTATCCCCGACCCTACCAAGAGCCCAAACACCGAAAAGTTCCTTCAAAGACCAAAGACGCGACATCTTTATACAATAACTAGATAAAATAATTTTTATATTTCCAATAATGGATATAGATGAAATTATCGTTATTACTATAATTATGTCTCATTATTTATTACCAAATACAAATCATAATATATTTACCTATTTAGATTTTATAGAATCCGGAAAACAACCAACTCCGCATTTTTCGCAGTCTTTCTCCACCTTTTTATACGACATTAAAAAAAAACTGGACGAACACGAGAAAGATTGGGACATCTTTAAACGATATACAAATCCATACGAATATATACATACTCCGGTTCCCACAAAAAAGAAGAGCGTATCAAAGCACAAACCTTTATCGCGTTCCTATTTTAAAATGATAGAAATGATCAATTTGTTCCAGTTACACTTCGCTAACAGCAGGTCTATTAATACGTTTCATTTAGCTGAGGGTCCAGGTGGGTTTATCGAAGCCGTTGCTCATATGCGCGCTGCAATGCAAACGCAACAAGAAGATCTTTATATTGGAATGACCATTTTAAGTAATGATGATCCAAACATTCCAGCCTGGAAAAAGACCGACCATTTTCTGAAAGAACATAAAAACGTGTATATAGAAGTTGGGGCAGATAGAACAGGTAACATTCTGTCCCTTGAGAACCTGGTTCATTGCAAAAACAAGTATGGTTCTACGATGGATTTTATTACAGCAGATGGAGGATTCGATTTTTCCATGGATTTTAATAGCCAAGAGATACATATTGCTAATCTACTCTTTGCCCAAATTTCGTTTGCTGTAACCATGCAGAAGAAAGGTGGATCATTTATTTTGAAGATCTTCGATAGTTTTATGCAACACACTGTAGACCTACTTTACTTATTGTCTTCCATGTATAATAGAGTCTATCTTGTAAAACCGAGAACCAGCCGATATGCCAATTCGGAAAAATACGTCGTTTGTAAAGGATTCATCCATCAGTCCAACACTCCGTTTTTCCCATATTTTTATAACGCGTTTAAAAAGATGACTCGATCTTCATCGCTGCCGCCACCTCCACCAAGTTTCAACTATATGCCACATTTTATATCTCGGTTTCTAATGATCCCTATTTCATCCCTATTTACTAAAAAGATCGAAGAATACAATGCGATCTTTGGACAACAACAAATCGAAAATATCTATTTTACTATCTCGTTAATCGATAACAAACATAAACAAGATAAGATTGAACAGCTCATTAAAGCAAATGTGCAAAAATGTATCTACTGGTGCACGAAAAACAATGTTATTTTTAATACGCTCATTATGGATAACTATAACGTGTTTTTGGACCAATATTCTTAACGGGAAGAAGTGGCGCTTCTCGTTCTATTATTTGAGTTGACCGATCGGTTTGCTCGTGTCGACTTCCCCACTTTCGTGCTGTAAGTAGCATATACAAGCTGGTGATCACTTTCAATGCTATCCCCCTTTCCATTTTTTCCTGCAAACATTTTGATAGACGTTACTGGGGTTTCACCATATAATTTATCTCCTTTGAAACGATAATTTTTTGTGTTTGCTTCTTCGCCATTCATCGGTATTTTCATTCCTTTGTCATCTACAGTAACCCCAGGTGCTGTGCATATACCATACCCATTGCCAAAAGAAGTAAACCGACTTTTACTGCAAGTGCTAACCCAACTATTACAACAAGAGTAAGGCGCCATTCCTCTATAATTCAAGTCTTTACCAAGCACTGTAAATTGAGAAATGCCATCATATCGATCGTTGAAATCGCCCATTATAAAAATGCGATTTTTCAACATTTCGGGAGACAAACCGTTTTCGACTACATATCGACTGACTGTATTTTCTAAAAACGAGACGTTGAGATCGCGAATCGATTTATTAAATGCTCCTCGTTCATTGCCCTTTGATGGATCTTGGGCACCATGCATATTTGCAAATACATAATTTTGATCGGTGATAACGATAAGAAGTGGTCTTCCTGCCTGTTTTGGATTGTCAAATATTGCCGATGTTCTCACATTGCCAAATTCATTAGGGTTAAAAAGAATGCTCAACGCGGGTTTTTGATTAGCATTCACTACTATCTCTCTACATACTTGAATATAGTTGGGAAAATGTCTAGCTAACATATTATTGATTGCGTCACTACCAGTATTAGAGCCAATCGCAGTTACAAGATTCATTTCTTGTAGTCCGACTACGCATCTAGGACCATTTTTTTTAAGAAATGATAATAATAAATCCGCTGCGTTCTTCCAGAAGGCACGTCTATCGCCCGTTTTATTTGAAGCCAAGAATGTTGCTTCACTAGCCCATTGGGCTTTTTCTAAAGGCATTACTAAATCGTTCAAAAAACTCATGTTATAACTTGCTACAATGATTTTACTCATTTTGCTCATATTATATTATACAATAGTAATATATTATAATATAACCATACTCATGTTAGCGCGCCTTCTATTATTTCCTTTTGATAACACAACAGCATCTGTTTTAAACGGGTAAGCACCATTGCTCAATAAATGAATGGCATTTGTTTCCGGTGCTTCTGGAATGCCCGTATCAAACTGTGTAACATTTACGAAGCCGGTTTCGTGATTGATCGTGTATTCTATATTCCGTAAATTTGAGAACCCTTCGTTTGTATCACTCATATAGCGTTCAAATTCACTGCGATTGACGGTTCTCGACAATCCATCTTTCATTTGGAATATATTTTTGTCCATGAATGGATAAAACTGGGAACGGTCTATCACCATATTTGCCGCGAGAACGCGGCGCTGTAATGCATTGTCTTCATACCCCCATGCCCAAAAATTGGGGAACCCTCCCACCTTTTCGAAATCCCCTCCTTTTATAGAGACAATCCCACCTAGGGTGAATGTATATCCGTAAAAATGTTTCACATTATTCACCGTGGTTTCATAGTCAAGGAAATTTTTTGTAAATGGCATTGTATCCACATCATTAAATACTAAAGTAATATCTTTGTAGTCGTAAGGATAAACCGCCTTTACCATTAAAAAACCAATGTTTTTCATGGCACCACGATTGAACCCTCTTGTATCGTTCTGTTCTATATAATATATTTTATAATCCGATTCCTTCATATCTTCCAATATGGTTCGCATATGGTTTGCAAAAAATTGCTGATGCTGTTCTCTATCTCTATAGGGCACGATAAAAATAAGTTTAGGAATTGGGTTCATTGGTTCCGGGATGTGATCAATGATGGGTAATTCTATTTCTTCTGCCATTTATAGTAGATTTACAAATTATTTTCTCTTTCTATACTATAAAATGGCAATACAGCTAAATAATGCAAACTATGCAGCATTGATATCTTCTATCCAAGGGTTTTTTAGTGCAGGTGGAATAAAGGCTGTAACCATGACAGTATATGATGACGCAGAGGCAACAACTACGACTATTGACGTAGCTGGCGCACCTATAAATGAACGTGCTATAGCTAGTGCAGTAAAAAAAGATAGCGGCGAAAATACAATCGGTTCAGTAACCGTTTTGTTCGCAGATGGAACTACTTTGGAAGTAGCAGAGGACGGGTCGGGAAAGTGGTATGTCCTATCCACTAAGGGTTATATTTAGACAAAACGGTTGGTGGAATTAGCCGTTCCTTTAAATGTTCTAATTTCTTAAAACATTTATTAATTGTTACCTCACTTACTCCACATATCTGTTTCACCTCCTGTTTAGAGACGTTTAGATTACAATTGACTGCAATGAAATAGGCAATTCCGGCAGCAATAGCATGCGGAATGTTATCTGTAATATAATCGTTTTGTTCGATCTTGAATGCGATAAATTTAGACAGCATAGTGAGCTCTTGGTTAAATGATAAGCGACTGCAATATCGCTCGATAAATGAGCTTGGTAGTGTCAAACATAAGTTGGCCTGTTTCTCCGGATCTATATTTCGCTCGATATTGTGCAGAATATTGACGGCCATAGAACATCCATTGGTGGCGCTCGTTTTGTCTAAATGAAAGATTTCGGCAATTTCGTGAGCTGTTCTTGGACAGCCATTTAGACGACATGAAATGTAGATGGATGCTGATTTGATACCGTCACGATTCATACCTCGGAACATTTTTTGTTCGGAAATATCTTTATGAATGGCCATGGCATCATCGATGAAGATACGAGGGATCCCTGCATTCTGAGCCATAATCGTAATAAATTGGAATTCATCATAGAGCGCTTTTTCACGATGAGGCATAGATTGCCATTCAGTCCATTTTCGAATCTTCTTCATTTCATAAGAGGAGCTAGGTGTGCATAATACTTTGCATCCAAACGAGGATTCGACCAACAATGGATTGATCGGATTTCCACAGCGGGTGGGGTCGTTCGCATTTTTGTCATCTGCACCATAAAATCGCCATTCTGGAGAGTAATCTAATATATCTAGATTCATTCGACCACAGCTTTTGTTTGTGCATGTAGGAAACCCGTCCTCCATCAACATCACTAAATCACCACAGACCGTGCATTTAATTAATTCTTCTACTACTGGATTTTTCTTTTGTTCTGATTCTTCTTCTAATTTCTGCTTATCTGTATCAAATATTTCCCATAATTTTGCTTTTTCTACATTCGACATCTCTACCTTATTTTTTTTTGTTTTTCTAACTTTTGTCTCCATAGTTGTTATATTCATATCTACATTCTTTTTAGGCCGTTTCTTCCGAATCGTAAATGTTTCTGTTGATAATATCATACTTTTTTTAGTATGGTATTATAGTGTAAACTTTTCAATTTTTTAATCTAAGGGTATTTTAAAAATGATGGGCTTAGCAAAAATGGCCGTTTCGGCAGCAGCGAAAAACCCAGAAATGTTAAACATGGCGAAAAATGCTGCTTCGGAAGCAGCTAAAAATCCTGATGCACTTAAAGCGTTAGCTGGTAATGCTGGTGCATTAGCTGGTAATGCTGGTGCACTTAAAGGACTGGCTAGCAGTATGGGTTCCGGAGCAGGAGGAGGTTCTAATCCAGCTGCAGCTATTATGGGAAGTTTGATGGGACCATCAGAGCCAGCACCAGCATCGCAGAATAGTGGAGAACATTCAGACCCTGCTGTGTTAGCAGTTAGTGATGAAACAGCTACTATAATAGTAAGCGCTGCTTTAGAAACGGCTAAAGATCTTACAAGAGAGTCTGAAATCGCAGATAATATAGAAAAGATTATTATCTATAATTTATCTAAAGACTATGCGTCACAAGTTACAAAGATGGAGACTATTTTGGCATTTATAGATGAAACAGGAACAGATGAAAACAAAAGTCTAGTTCAAAGGATGCAACAGGATATTGATAAGATAAAGCAAGAGCTTTCTATCCGATCCGCAATTGAAGAGAAGATTGAAGCGAAAACGGATAATAGAACAGAGGTAAATCCTATGCAAAAAAGCGATATTGTATTGCCGACCTCTTCAAACTCGAAGCAAATAAATGTTGTCCCTCCAATCCCTCTAAAAGGAACGGTGGCAGAGGAAGGTGAACAAGGATCGGCGGAGGAAGGTGGTGAAAAGGTAGGAGAAGGTGAAGAAAAGGTAGAAGGTAAAGAAGGATCGGCGGAGGAAGGTGGTGAAAAGGTAGGAGAAGGTGAAGAAAAGGTAGAAGGTAAAGAAGGATTGGTAGAAGAAGGTGAAGAAAAGGAATATGAAGAAGTAGAAAACAGAGATGTAGCAGCAGTGCCAGCACAACTAGAAGGAGAACCAGCACAAGAAGGAGAACCAGTAGTAGCACAAGCACAAGTAGTAGCAGAAGCACAAGTAGAAGCACCAGTAGTAGCACAAGCACCAGTATCTGTAGAAGAACCAGCACAAGCACAAGCGCAAGCACCAGTAGCAGAAGCACCAACGGGACAAGTCGGAGGAAACGATATCAAAAAATATAGAGAAAGATATAGTCGTCGTCTAAAAACATTGGATAAATCAATGAAAAAAGAGATTAAAAAGCAGAAAATAAAAGCGACCGCTAGAAAATATGTTCCAAAAAATAAAATTACCATTAAGAAAAGGTAACCTTCTTCTCGATTTTTTCAAATATTTCCGGATTATACACTAAGTTACCCGTTGGTTTATATTGACCAATTGGTGTATACGCCTTCTTCGCTGGTTGTTGCTCCTTCTCATTCATAATCTTTGTCGTATCAAGCCCTTTTTCTTCAGTTTTACCAACAATCACTCCTTTTTCGTTCAAAATGAAACCAGTATTCTTTTTAATCTCATTTCGCACATAGGTTGGAACCCAGTTCTGCCAAGTAACAAATAATGTATTCGGATGCAAGTATCGAACGAAAAATCCATTGTCCTCTAATTTTGCTACTAAATATCCTATGCAATCCCCCTTATCATAAATAGGTTCTCCAAAAATATATTCAGGAACCGTAAACCAAATATGTTTATCATCTGCTTTCGTTTTTGCCGTATGCTTAATCCGCAACTGAACACGATTGAGAATTTTATTAAAGATACCTAATTGCTTCGTATCGCGAAGTTTCTTTTTCGCATACAGTTCGTCAATATTAATCTTCTGTAGTGTTTCCTCTTCGTTAATATTCAAGAAACAGGCCATACTATTATAATAATATACTATTATAATAATATAAGTAAAAAAACATAATGTCTGTATAATGGATAATGAAGGTAAAAAAGAGATTAAACATTTGGTCATTTCCGGTGGAGGTATTACTGGGTTCTCGTTTTACGGTGCCTTAAAAGAGAGTTCAATACTAGGAAAGTGGAACATTGATGCTATCGAGAGCATTTATGGCACCTCTGTCGGCTCCATCCTCGCAGTAATCCTAGCATTAAAATATGATTGGAAGACTACTGATGATTACTTCATTAAACGTCCATGGCAAAATATATACAAATTCAATCTCTACTCTATGATTGGAGCCATACAGCAACGCGGAATATTTACAAAGCAAATTATAGATGAAATGTTGACACCTCTTTTTCTCGCCAAAGATATTCCTCTCACAGTTACCATGGAAGAATTTTACCAAATTACGAAGATAGACATCCATATATTTGTCACTGAAATTCACAGTTTTTTGTTACTTAATATTTCACATACTACTCATCCTACTATGAAATTGCTAGATGCTGTTTACGCATCAAGCGCAGTTCCAATCCTATTCGCGCCATTATTCGATAATTCCAACAACCATTGTTACTGTGATGGCGGTATGAAAGCCAATTACGCGATCAAACAATGCATAGAGGACGGAAAAGATCCAAGTGAGATCATGGGCGTGGTCAGAGTTCAGGATGACAAAAATGACCCTACCTTTACAGAAGATTCTACTCTTATTGACTATGCTTTTGTCATCATGCGTAAAGGAATTGAAGTGATTATAAAATCACCAAACGATCAGGTTTTACATACAGAATATAATATTAGTTCCACGCCTCTATCCGTAGGCAATATTATTCAAGCAGCATCTTCTATGGAAGAGCGTATTCGGCTTATTGAAATGGGGGAGCAATATGTAAGAGAATTTTATAGTGAAAACATGGTTAATGAATCATCGTAGTCGCGAATTTCTCTAAAGCGGTGCTTGTAATCTTGGATTCAAAGTCGATCACCTTTCCGTCCTTCTCCATCTTTACTGTTGGATACGACTCTATACCATACTTATTGATAGCAGTTGCTACATCAGCCGTCTCTTCAGTGCAATTTATATTAATACATTTAATTTCATAACCATTCATTACCTTCTTATCATACTGCGAAACGAAGGAGGTCCATTCAGGGAGAGCTGTCTTGCAATGAGGACACCAATCAGCATTGAAAAAATAAATACTGACAATTTTATCTCGGCGACTCGCGTTTGCTACGTCGCTGTATTTGCTACTGTCAGATTTAGTAACATAATAATACTGATAACCATAATAGGCAACTATAGTAAATATGATAAATCCTAAAGCAACCGAAATATATATTCCATTTGGTTTTATATATTGTTCAAGAATCGTTTGAAAACTTAACATGCTAGAAACTATAGATTATAAAGAGAAAAGGATGATATAATTCTTACGAGTTATATCATATAATCATATTGTCGGTGTAACTAGACATTGTTCATCTATCTCTAAAGTTTTGCATTTTGTCTCGTCCGGAACAATTCGCAAAATACATTTTGATTTCTTCTTATGATGAATCGGTTCAGTGCAGCCCTCTTCCTTCGCTCCACTAAACATTGATTTTCTAGTGTGATTCTTCTTTTTTCGTCCTTTTTTTGTTGCACATCGAGATCTAAAATGTTCATAGCGTTCTCGAACCTGTTCAAAGGTAAGATTCGATCGTTTATGTAACATAGTATTCACTACTTCATGTAGGTTATACACATATCTAGAAAACGTATCGCGGTTCTCCATATCCTTCATAGTGAGCGGGAGACGCTTAAAATTCTTCTTCAAGTTCTCGCGGCATTTACCACAGGGTAATACGTCTTCTAAAGATAAGATAAATTGCCGATACTTCTTTTTCTGTTCCAGGGTAGGTTTTACTGGATAGTTAAAACTCATGGTGTGTATAAAATGCCAACAGGGTGGACCCCATATTTTAGTAAGAAATCCGTCATTACTATTATAATTAGCTTCTGTAAACAAGGGTTTATCCATTACTGCTAGTATAAAAGGATAAAATAAAAATTACTAAAAGATATGTTAAACAATGATAAAAAATATATAAGAATAGGATATAGCAAAATGGAAGAGCCAGTAGAACAAAATATAGAATCTTTAGATAATAATAATGTATTAAAAAGAGTTCCGTTTTGGTCCGAAGATCCAAATATATTATTACAACACTTTGAATTGTTTCCTATAGATCCAATGACGTATTCGCAAAAATTGAACGCACTTACGCGTCTCATCCTACTACTAACGGCTGCAATCTTTGTATACTCAGGAAGTATACGACTACTAATTGTTAGCGCGATTACAGTTGGCGCCATTTTCATATTATTTTATTATCATGAAAAAGATAAGAAGAAGGGTGAAAAAAAGGTGAGATTCGAGGGGTTTGATAACAGTAGTCCTGCCTATTCCTACATGGCCGAAAATAATATTCCTATACCTGATAACGTCTTTGACGAGCCAGATCTGACAAACCCATTAAGCAATGTGCTGTTAACAGATTACGATTATAACCCAAATAAACGGCCAGCACCTCCACTATCAAACTCCGACGTCAATGCACAACTATTGACACAGGCCAAGCGATTGGTCATTGATCAAAATCCTGATCAACCTGATATTGCTGATAAACTGTTTCAAGATTTAGGTGAGAACTTGGTGTTCGAACAATCCATGCGACCATTTTTCTCGAATCCTAGCACGACGATCCCCAATGATCAGGCTGGGTTTGCTGAATTCTGTTATGGTAGCATGATTTCTTGCAAAGAAGGAAACAAGTTTGCTTGTGCTCGAAATTTGACTCGTCATACGAATGTATAATCTATCTATTATATTTGTAAAAAATTGATTTTATAATTTGTATAATATTAATTATAAGAATAGATGACTCAAGACACTGGAAAACATCGCAAAAATGAAAAGGATCAATATTACACGAAAGCGTCAGTTGCACACTCTTGTATCGAGATTATAAAAAATGTATGTCCTAATACTGCCCAGCAAGATTACTTTTGGGTAGAACCTGCTGCGGGGAACGGTTCATTTCTATTACCGCAAATCATTGATCCATCAAATTCTATTGGTATCGATATTGATCCAAAACGAGACGATATTTTGCAAGCCGATTTCTTAACATGGAGACCAGAACAAATGGCAGAACTAGTAAAAGATGACAAAAAAATCATCTGTTATGGAAATCCACCGTTTGGTCGGCAAAGCTCGTTGGCTCGCGCTTTTATCAAACATGCAGCCACATTTTCCGACATTATCGCTTTCATCCTGCCTCGATCTTTCGTGAAACCTAGCATGTCAAAAGCATTCCCGCTATGCTTTCATAACGTTTACACAGGTGACTTGCCAAAAGACGCGTTTGAAGTCAATAGAAAATCCTATGATGTGCCGTGTGTATTCCAGATTTGGCGGCGGTTAGATGACGGCACTGAACGTATAATCCCACCACCCGTTAAAGAATGTGGCTTCGACTATGTTAAATTCGGCGAACCTTTCGACATCGTATGTAAACGCGTCGGTGGTTTGGCAGGAAAATGTTACCCTTATTCACCCGACACTATGTTACACCATCATAAAGAATATCATTATTTCATTTCAATAAAAAATAAGGATGTAATTTGTAAAATTGATAAGGTAATTGAACTGATGAATGCACACACATTTCCGGACAATACTGTAGGTCCTAAAAGTCTATCTAAATCTGAAATTAATTTTATTTTGAACCAAATTGTCGTCTTCCTGACAAGATAGTTTCCGTTATTTTTTTTCCATGAATTTCCCCGGTTGCGCTCGCTGCGACGATCCTATCCGGGAACTCGCTAAGGAACGTTGTCCAGCGATTGAAGGAGCATTGAAGTCGCGATTGCTGCGAATTGCACTTGATGTTTAGTTGTATCGCGCCCGAATGCTTCTGCAGTTCGTCTCTTAGCGCATAGATGTCGGCGTGCTCCTGGTCTGTGGGTTTTCTTTTTTGTGGAATTCTTTTTATGGCTGTGTCCAACGCGACAATCTGCTCGCGGGTGAGCGAACCGAAGAGCGCTTCCTTGGAGTCGGTAAGATCGACCTCGGTGACACTGACTAATTTTTTATGATTTCCCTCTTGTTCGTAAGAGACGACGACCATGTGATATGGTGCAGCAGCTGTGGTGTGGGACACTGCGTCAAAGATGCGAAGGCAATCGGCCATGCAAACTGTATTTTTTGCGCCCGTAGTTTTGATCGAGAGATCTGAACCGTTAACACGGTTCAACGTAGCGGGCAAATCCATCTTGCTCGTATAATGCTGTTTTGCGGCCTTCAACTCCTCCTTCGTTGCACCGAAGACATTTTGAATAAGCTCATTTTCCCATGTGAAACCGTGTTGTTGAACTGAAGACATTCTTCTTGCTTTTTCTACAGCCTGATACAGTTTTCAATTTTTTACACATCTAAACATGCATTTTTTAACCTATTTTTAGCCATAACCCTAATCTATTTTTTTATAATTTTAATCCTAACCCTAATCTATTTTTATAATTTTAGCCATAACCCTAGCTTGGTTAC